TAACGCCTTTATGCTCGTCTTCCAGTATGTCCGTTCTTCTTATATGGTATTTTAGCTGCTCATTATACTCTGCCATATGTACATCAATACTGTCCAATCTATCATCCAGCTTATCTACCTTAGCGTCAATTTTTGCTAAATCATCCTTTAATGCCATTACTTGCCTCGTTTCCTGTACCTTTTCCACATTTTAAACTTGTGTATTGTTATTGGTATGACGCTTCTTATGTCGTTCATAACCCTTTTATATCTATATAGTAAAATATTTATTAAAATATGTAGAGAAGCGATGACTATCATAATCGCGTTTAATGGTGCAAGTATTACACCCAAAACTATTTCTTTTAGTAAGTTTAATAGTGCTCTCAAAACTTTATCCCATACGCTATGACATTAAATTCATCAATACCTGTTATATTATCATTTATTCTAAAAAATAGTCTGTCTTTCGTACCTTTTCTTAACTTTATTCCGTACTGCAAACCAAATATTTTTTGAAAATCTAATACTGGTAAAAATCCTTCTGATTGACCAGATATATTACTTGCTGTAAAGGCAGTAGCCCCATCTCCAAAACTTGGCTCCCCAATTGCCAATCTTACAAAGTCAAAGTTAGTTTGCAATTCGTCAGCAATTGTCACAATACCCTGATCCTGCGTTTCCCAGTAAAATTCTACACCATTGGTTAAAGCAGCTAAATTTCCAAATTCCGATAAGGAAGCCCCGGCATCGACAATAACCACACTCACGCTTTTTATATAAATATTTATCTCAGGATCGGCTTGAACAGTAAAGTCAATAGGCGTAGCACTGCCATTTACCCGCATATCGTTGCTGCCTGTGGCTGTGCCGTCGTCTGTAAAATATTGTCTAAACGGAAAGGCGGCATCAATATCATCTTTCGGAGGATGCGGATGAACTACAACTGCTATAGCCCCATCTTCGTCTACTTTGGCTATATTGCCTCTACCTAGCCCATCTTGAATTAGACTTTTTATACTCATTTTACTCTTCTTCTTTTCTTACAAATCCTGTAAAACCAGCGTAAATATTTGCTCCACCAGTAGTGTTCAAATCTATTGTAACTCCAATACTAGCACCTCTTGGCAATACTAAATTTACTGTACCAAATACTCTACTAGACCCGCCTTGAAATTGATATAAAATAGGAGTAGCGTCTTGTCCTGTAAGTGTGTCTCCATCTACGCCTTTGTACGCATCTATTGAAAAAGTCTTAGTACTACCTAAATCTCTGTTGGCTATAGTGATTGCAGAAGCATTATCTACAATTGTTCCGCCAGTAGGGTTAATAAACGCTTGTACTAGAATAGAGTCACTAGTAGTCCCTGATAAAGCTCCTACACCAACAAAAAATCCTTGTATCGATATTGGCTGTGCTTCATTGTTCTTCACATACAAGACCGCACTTTCACCTGTTCCGGTCAAAGCTATAATTTCAGTGTTAATGTTAAAAGCGCGTCCTTCAAGAGCCGCTTCTTCGTACTCTGACAGAGTTATTGCATTAACCTCTACTTTGTTATCTTTATTGACCTTGGCTTTTTTACCGCTACCGGTCCCGTCTTCAATTATCATATTTCTTCTCCTGTAATCTCTGCCATTTGCAGATTTAGTTTAATTAGTTCTTGCTTTATTTCTACTAGCAAACATTTAATTTCTATATTATTATTAAAGTCCCTGTCAGTAGCGACTGTTTCTAAAACTTCTTGTAAAATATTTTGTTCGTAACCAAAAAGAATTATATTGGTAGAGGAAGATATGTTAAAAGCTTGTATCCTAATATATTCATACTCTCGAATATCTATATTTGGTAAACTTTTTACATTACCTGTACTGGATATTGTTTCCCAATCACCTTGCCTGCCGACCTTGCCTTGAACTAACAAGCCCGCCTGCTTATCTACTATATCTACGTGCAAGCTCAGTATGTCGCCTACAAAAAAACCATCTTCGCTACCAACGTAGCCGTTAGACTCTAGCCTAAATTCTCTTCTAAACGGTACTTTATCTGATCTTGCCATATAATCCTTAAGGTGGGCATGTTTACGTCCTGCCCTCGACGGAGCGTGGAGGCTCGCTCATCGCCTTAGTATCTTTCAGTTACGTCAGAACCAGTTACACAAACATGAACAGCAGCGTCTTTAGCAGTTGTTCCGTCAGTAGCGTCTAATGTGTCGATAACAAATACTGATGAAGATGTGATTTCAACATTAGCAATCGCATCAGCAGTAGCAACAGTTACTTGAACGCTGTAGTCAGCAGAAGCAAACGCCTCGTCTAAAGTTACAGTCTTAACGCCAGTTCCAGTATCAGCTACAGAAACTTGGTTTTTGTCCAAACCTGTTACACTTGTTCCGTCAGCACTTACGATGAAGTGTAGTTGACGAATTTCTCTTTGTCTTGATTTTAATGATCTTTTTTGTCCGGCTAGTGCCATAATGATTCTCCTGTCACCCTTGGGAGGGATGGTAAAGGCGGAGCTATTAACCCCGCCTAGTTATTATAATTGTAAATTATCCAATTGACCTTGGAAGTGTGGGTTTACAAAGAAGTCACAGTATCCACCGTAACGAGCTTCGTAAGAGTCACCGCTCTCTCTCAAGAAAACAGTTCCATCTTCGTCAAACCACTCAAATCCACCCGGTCTACAGCATAGCTCGATGTGGTTAGAGTTTAAGAAAAGCATCTTTTCGTCAGATACAAATCTTGAAGCCATTACAGGAATTACCCCATCTGGACTCATGTACTCAACACCTGAGAAAGAGATTTGACCTTTAAATTTCTTGTCTCTTGCAGGAAGTTGGTATCTTTTGTGGTCTTCAAGAAGGTTTAACAACTTGATGTATTGTGCGTAAGAAGCAAGAATCATGTCTGGAGATTCACCAGATTGTCTCTTGATATTTACAACTACGTCATTCATAAGGTCTGTAGAAAGAGCAGCAGAAGAAGCATCTTTGCTGTAAGATTTCCATCTACGTCCTACAGTAATACCTTTGTAAGAACCAGAAGTAGCAGCGATGATAGACTCTAAACCTTGAAGTTCATTGTCCTTAGAACCTTGCATAAAGATGTCATCAGTAGCGTCAAGTCCGTTTGGAGCAGCTACAAGCGCATCCAACCTAGTAGAGCTTCCTACTAAAGAAATCTCGATGTCGATAGCCCCGGGAACCGCAGAAACTACGTTTACGTCTACAACTTCAAGATCAGCAGTCTCATCGTTAATATTTACAAGGTCACCAATTTCGATTGACTCTGCATGTGCTAAAGAGTAAACTCCAGCCTCATCCAAAGAAACGATGTACGGACTAGCGGCAGAACCAATACCAGTTACACTACTGTTATTAGCAGAACCGGCAGCCAAAGAACCGTCAGCAGGTGCTCTAGTAAGCATTCTTTCCAAGTTTCTGTTAAAAGACTTGGTGGCAATCTTTACTGGGTATTTAGTCATTCTAACGAAAGAACCTTCGTCAGTTTTAGCAGCTTTCATAGTTTCTCTGTCGATAGAAACAGTAGCGTAAAGTTTCTTAGTCAAAAGAGAAGCTTTGCTAATTTTGTTCTCATTAGCAGTAGGTAGAGAACCAGCTCCAACACCACCACCAATAGATTGTACTACTGGGTAGTCTTTTTGAGAACCAACAAAGTCTTGAGACTTTTTAATTCTACCAAAAAGAGGGTTTTCCATATTAAATTGTTTTTCGATCAATCTAGCATATTTGATCTTCATTAGGTTTGCTTCGTTTGAAGCGGTATAGGTCCAACTTGACATATTCTATCCTTTTATAGCCAGTCTTCAAGCTCCGGGTCAATCTCTTCCGATTCTTGAATCTGGGATGATTGTTTTTTCTTAGACTGAATCTTTTTCTTTTCAGTCACCTTTTTTGTTAACTTTTCTTTAACAGAAGATTGCTTTATTTGCGCAAGCGCAGACTCGGCTACTTCTTTTAAATCCTCTTCCGTAAAGTGTGGATATTTTTGTTTAACATCCAACAAACTATCAAAAAACATTTCACCATTCTCTTCACTAAGTTGCCCTGAGTAGTTGCTAAAAACTGATTCCGTTAGAATAAAGTCGCGCTTAAACTGTACGCCCTCTATTACTGTTTCCGGTGTCAATTCTTCTCCCTGCTCAAGAGTCTCGCGAAGCTCATGTTCAACTTCTCGATATTCCTGTTCTTGTATATTATGAGTTTCCCGAAGATTCCGAATCGAGTCTTGGAGTGCGGCTTGGGCTTGCTCCTCCTCTCTAATCTTGGCTTCAGATTCTCGTTGTCCTTGTAAAAAACTATTCTCAGCCTGCAAATACTCAGCCTGAATTTCTTGCGGGGTCATTTGTTGCCGTCTAATAATCTCAGGACCGAGCTGCGTTATTAACGCCTCTTTAACCTGATGTGGCGGCATGCCAGAAAATGTGCCAAAGTAAGACATTGCTCCCATGGCATCACCTTTTCGCATAAGCCCTGCAAAATCGTTAATGTAGGTTTCAATCTCCTCTACATCACGATCATGTGCTTTCCTTTGCACATCTAAATCTGAAAAACGTCTAGCAACTTCTTGTCTACCAATAAAATCGTCTTTCAAATCTTTTAGAGTTACGGTGTTTTCTCCAAGTTCAATCTCTAGCGTTCCGCTTTCAATTGCTTCAACCAACTCAGCACTTGATCTTTGGTCATCTTCTCCGTCTTCGCTCTCACTGTCTGCTTCTGCTTGATCTTCTTCGTCTTCTTGTGATTCTGATTCCTCTTCTTCGGCTTCTTCAGATTCACTCTCCTCATCCGCTTCTACTTCTTCTGCACTTTCTTCAACATCTGCAATATCTTCTGCAACACTGCTATCTTCACCGTCACTAACTTGATCCCCACTATTATCAACGCTTTCATTATCTCCACTGCTACTTTCTTCACCACCGCTTTCGTCACTAACATCAAAATCTCCTGTCTCTACTACTTCATCAAAAACGTCAAAACTTTGGTCGGCACCAAAATTAACCTCGTCACTCATAAATCCTCCACATTAGTACCATAATAGTACATTCTAAATTATAAATCAAGAATTACTTTCTCTTTCCTTATCTTCTACAGATTGTCCCGGTATTTGTCCGGTTACAACGTCGCCTCTGTTAGATTGTCCTTGAACCATGGCTTCTTGATGCTGTGCAGACGACGGTGCATCCATATCCCCATGAAAGAATATGGGAAAGTTTTGTAGCTCTGCTAACTTTGCTTGAAACAATGGGTTAGTTTTAGCTTTCTCTAACATAAGCTGCTCAGTTACGTGTAAATGTATTTTGAACTGCTGTTTTACCTCTGGTGGGGCTTCTTCTTTAAATACTCTGGACTGAATAGCCGCGCTGTGTGAGCGCCAGTGAGAAATGTGATCTTCCCAGTCCTCCGGCATACCTACAGGCTCTCCTGCTAACATATCTTCATTCTCAGAGTCCGCTGCTTGCACTGCCGCTGTTGCTAACTTGACCATTCTGTTTGCATCCCCAAGGTCTAACAACTCTTCCCATCGCTCGGGAGCAAATAAGTTAGGGTTACGTTGCATTGTATCCATAATTCTCTGGATTTTAGCAGATTTAGTCTCAGGCAGTCCTGTAGAGTTATCAAATCTAATATCATATGACTTGTGCAGGTTAGCTACGTCAAAATGCTTAATTAAATGCTTATTATCTTGTCCGACTATGCGTACCATTCTTCCATCATCAATCCTGTAGTTAGCCGCAGCTACGCTTACAGACATCTTTGCGATGTCGAGAACTAGAAAAGAGTGCTTAGAAATATCGGTACTATTTCTCTCATTCTCCAATTCATTTAGGAACTGAAGCGCAGATGCAGCCGTAATTCCTTTTGGAATTTCCCCACGACTTATTCCTTGGGAGCCGTAGACGGTTTGCATGTCTTGTTTAATTGCCTCTCTAAAGCTATATACTTCTGGCGGATTTGGCATAACCTGTACTAACTGAGGTGCGATACCGCCTTGATACTGAACTATTGTATTGTCATTACCTAATTGCTCAATTTTAGCCGCGCCTCGGGGCATCATCCACTTGGCATGTGCAGTTAAGTAAATATTTTTAGCAATTAGTGTAGAAAGATTGTCATACATTTTTTGCAATGGCAATATACTTTCATAAGCAGACACGCCGTTTAATACATTTGGCACATCTTGGTCTGTAAGTCTTACAAAATTTAATTTGTCGTGCTGAAACTTATTTAGTTCCTTATCTAGTATTACTGAATCAGTAAATCGTATAAAAACACCTTCGGGCACTTTGTCTGCTACTCTTTTATGGTAAAACTCATATACTACAACATGATCTTCTAAGAATCTATCCTCTAAATCTTCGATGTCAAACATTTTTAAGTCTTCTTCTTTCTTAATCTGTTTGGCTTTGTCTGGATATTTTTCTTTTAGTGTCTCTGTTTCTTCAACCTTTATTCTAAACGAGTATTCTACGTCTTCTAATTTAAGCTTTCTTTGCATCAATACTCGCCAAGGTAATTCTAAGTCGTAAGATACGTCACCAGTCTTTAATGGCTTTTTCATATCATGTACAGAACCGTCTGGCAACTCAATGCTGTCTATACCCTCGTTTCTAGCTTCTACATACAATGGGTCTAAGTCTCCCTTAGTCTCATCATAGTCTATAAATAAGAATGACTCGCCAAAAATACGAGCATGTCTATGCATTTGTTGCACCATGAAGTCAATGTTATTTATGTAGAATAAATGTCGAATAAGTAACCCGACTACTTTAGCACTTGCGCGATCTTCATATTCCCCATTCGAGGGAAGAACTTCAACTGCGGGTTTTAGTCGGGTCATTTGTGATACTTTAGTCTCAGTCAAGTCACGCAGATGGTTAATAATAAACTTATTAGCTCTCTGCATTCTTTTTAGTCCATTGTAGTCTTTTCTGCGATCCCATCTATTAAGGCTTAATCCACGGTAGGCTGTTAAATTCATTCGCTGATCTAGTGTTCGGGTCTTTGCGTTATGGATGAGCGCATTCTTGACTTGGACTAACCAAGACAGAAGTTCTTTATCGTTTTCTTTGTTAAATACTTTGTAAAATGGCTTAACCTCTTCGGTTAGCTGATAATCTTCTAATTCGTCAAATAAGTCATGTGTAGACATTAATTATTCCTTATAAACTAAATGTTTCTTTATCTTCATCGTTAAGAGCGAACTCAGGCATATCTTCTTCTAGTTCCTCTTGGTATAATTTTCTTTCTCTTTTTATAGCTTCTTCGCTTGTAGCCCAATTATTTATAAAATCTTGATTGGCTCTATCAATCTCTTCGTCCATGGGCACCATTTGTACCGTATGAGTAGCTTTTTCCGCAGCTATTATCTTTATAAGGGCAACTACCGCTAAAAGGAGTGATATAACCCCTAAAAAGAGTGAGGCAATCACTGCCCCATATATGAGTCCCATTTCCATACCCTGCCTCCTGATTTAGTACGATTATAGTACATGTTAATAGAAAAAATCAAGTCCAATCCTTAAATACGTTAGCCATCCAGTCTTTCGGCTCCTCGTCCTCAAAGCCCGGGTCTCTAAATCTGTTCTTTTGTATAGTATCTCTATCCGATCTAGTTCTTACTGCCTCCAGCATTTCATGCATGTTGTAATGGGCGGCAGCAAGTAAGTATCTTAGGCAATCTATCAAGTGGTCATGCTTCTTAGGTATATTGCCTCTATCGTCCAATGCATACTTATCTATCTCTATAGCCAAGTTTGTGCATCTATCGCTTATTTGTATAAGATTAAATAGCATAATATCTTTAATTAATGATATGCCGTCTTCTTTTTTGTTATGGTTCTTACTTGTTGGTGAGAAATATACGCCAAACTGATCCATGACCTCGTTCATATACCAAGCAGCAGCCTCGTCAGCAGTTTTGATAAAGTCGTCATGTATATTTGAGCCGGGATACAGTTCCAGCGCCTTTGCTTCTGATCGCGGGTATATCTTCCTTGTACTGGTTTCTCTCTGGTCTGTCTCATATATCTCGTCTAGTATGTATATCTCCTTACTGTATGGATTTATGGCTGCAATTAGTACGCCAAAGCATGTGACCGTGCCCGGGTCTTTTATTATGTACCAATCTAGCTTTTTTACATCTCGCTTAATTTTATTATATAGCTCGTCATGGGCAAATACGTGCTTTTCTTTATCAAACATTGGAAATATTGCTCGCTTACCACCAGATATGCGGCGAGAGTAGTATTCTAGCTGCACAACATCTTCTTCACCTCTGGCTAGTAACTGTGCAATCTCTTGCTCAATAACTTCTTTTTGTGCCGGTAAGTGATTTATAGGGTTGTCAAACGTAGTTCGCTCTGCTACGTACCAAGTCTTAGGATGCGCCTTAGCATACTCCAATATTTCGTCATATTGATCCATATTCTTGTTACCTGACCTTGGCTTTGTACCGATTATAATTAACGGTGCGGCTTTTGCGGCTCGGTTAGGTGCAAATTCTGTATGCCATCTATGATTAAATCCTTTAAACTCATCGTAAACGGCTATACTTGGAGTTAGACCGTTGGCTACCATGTAGTTGTCTGATCCGATTAGTCTGATAAACGATCCGTTCTTAAACCAGATAGTCATATCTTGATCGGTTATCTTTTTTATATACTTTTTACAATCTTCAGCTAAAAATTTTTGTATCCTGCCGTTTCTCCATAAGATTTCTCTGGCGTGATTGTTTTCTGGTGCGACATAGTAGCAAGATGAGTTAGGATTTAACAACGCATGTCGCCATAGGACGTATGCCATAAGCTCAGTTTTGCCATACTTACGCCCGCAGGCTAGGAACATTGAGTTTATCTCATTATTCTCATCGTACAATGGCTTTAGCTGCTCAATCTGATCGTTATGCAGCCTAGTCTTTAGATCAACCTTAAGCCCATCTCCGCGAGGCTTGTTTAAATCTTCCAGTATTTGTAAATATAGTTGTTCTTCCCTAGATATTAGGTGCAGATCATCATTTTTCAAATTCTTCTCGTTTAATTTTAAATATGGCTTCGTTTAAAAATGCTCTGACGTAGCGCAGCGGTACAATAAAAGGCTCTAACGGATATATGGGTGAGCCTGCAAATAAAACTCCTGTAACTTTTCCTTTAGTATTAACTACTGGTGAGCCAGAATTGCCCGGGTATGCAGGAGTAGACACTCTATAAGTATATACACGCAATGCGTGGGGCAATAGCCATGGCGCGATTAGTAATTCTTGCTCGATTATGCGCCCTTCTCGTATAACTTTACCAATACCGCGAGGATAGCCTACTAATACAACCTTTTCTAATGGCATAGATTGGTAATCAGCTAATTTTAGTCCAGATTTTCTATTACTGCTAACTAGGCACAGGTCGTGATGCTTGTCTATATACAGTATTCTACCAACATAGTCGCCAAATTGTATAAAATGAGACTTATTTCTATTTATTTGCGCATCACATACGTGCCTATTTGTTAGTATTCTGTATTTACCGTAATAATTTATGTAAAATCCTGTAGCCGATCTTGTTTCTTCATTGTCAGAAATCCATGGCACTACATGCGGCGCTATTTCTTTGCCAATATCTACTTCTGGCTTAACAATAACTTGCTGTTTCGGAGCTGGTGCTACTAATCTGTTTAAAATAACAGAAGTTGCCAATATTAAAATAACATTAATTAATTTTCTTTTCATCATTTTCCTCATCTGACTCTATGTTTGAGAATGGGTCAAGAGCAAGCTTCTTTTTTAGCTCTTTTCCATCCATGGCTTTCTCTGTACTCTCTAGAATATCTGTAGGTTTCCCCTCATCCAGACGAAGAATATTATCTAATGTTTTTAATATGTCTGCTGCTCTGGTCGCTTCGTTTATTGTCGGTGGTTCATGGCGGGTTGCCAATGCTTCTAGGGAGCGCGTCATAATTGCAACGCTGTGTTTAGTCATATTTACAAAATCTACTTTCTTAGAATCATCGAATGAAGAGAATACTTCTGATTCTTGCAACTTTCTTTCGGCTGACCACGCATTAGTATTTATATGCCAGTTAACTGTTGATCTTTGCACACCAAACACTTTGGCTATTTGAGATATGGGCTTGTATTCCATGTACATGCGCTTCATAGTCTCTAGCTTTTTTGCGGTTAATTTGCCTTTTCCATTTGGTCCTGTGCTCATAGTTTTACTTTTCTACACTCCATCTTAAAATCTAATCCCGGGTAGTATATTTCAGCTATTTTTTTAGACTTCTCTTTAATATCTTCGCATTGCTTACGAGTATTAAACGGTCCGATTGTTTCTACTGAAAGACCTATAATAATAAATAGTAAATATTTCATTGTAGTGGTGGCTCCTTATCCTCTTCTTCTTCTATTATTGGCGGTAACTCTTCTCCCGCTTCTTCCATCTGCTTTTCTAGCAAATATTTGAACTCAAACCCAATCTGCTCTAAATAGTGCTCGTAAGTCACTATCTCAAACCGGGGCACCATATCGAACCTTTTTAACATTTGGTACAATAATGTGATCTGCCATATAATTAGCCGAGTAAATACTCTTATATATGGCGGCAATGATTTGTACAGTTCATCTTCTCTTTTTTCGCCTAACACCTTTTACCTCCGATTTAAGAAAATTAAAAACTTGATTGCTTGTTTGCCTAATATCGTCTAAATGCTCTTCCATAAGCTCGCATATAATTTCTTCAAAATCGTCCATAGAAATATTACTGCAAGAAGCTAAGTGACAGGCATTGATATATGCATGAGTTACTTCGTGTATTACTATTTTTTTGGATATATAGTCTTTTCTAAAAGTCAGCTCTTTCTTCTCTTTATCCAGATGAGCATAGCTCTTATCTTCATTTTCTTTAATGTAGTGTTCCTTATCTAGCAACTTGGCTGTATATTCCACACCTTTAATTAGTACGACCATAGGACTATATATTAGCGCATAACCAGAAAGAAGTCTAGTCATGTGCAGTAGGGATATGAGTATAGGGGGCAGGGTTGTAAGTTATTGAAATTACATAGGATTCGGCAGTGGCAAAGGTACGCTACAATTACCTCCCTGCGGTCAGTAATTCAAGCCCGGGGGACGCTTTTTTATTTACACTATTTATGGTAAAATATCAATGATTTCAACAACTTAATTGGCATGCAACGAATTTTAGGGGTGGTGTATGTCGATGGTATGTCAGTCTTTATTCCAAATAATATCCTTGACCAGCCCCCTTTTTTTAACGGGGGACTATGTTGGCATGGAAATTGCT